CTTCGACAGCTCTGCGTCTGGCGATAGCCTCGCGCTCGTCTTTCTTGGCGGCCATCCATTCGCCGCTCCAGTCATTTGATAATGCTTTCACGCTGCACCTCCAGTCTTCAGCACAATAGCCCCCAGATCCGGTGCTTCCCATTGGCCCAACTTGCCGGACCTGTCTTTGGCCAGCCAAAGGCCATCGCTATCGCACATCAAAGCGCGTTGGGTTATGCCGTCTCCGTCCTTTTCAACCCTTAGAGCAAGCACCGCGTCGAAAAAATATGGCAGCGCTTGGCCTGTTTTATTACCCGGCATTGATGGCGAATAAAGTATGCGGCCCATTTCGTCCTGGGCCTTTTCCAGCTTCGCGGTCATTAGAACGTGTTTTGGCAAATCACGAAACGACCTGATGGCTTCCGCCATTGTCGTTTGCATCTCGCCGTATGCCTGGCGTGGGTCTTTGGCGCGCGCTTTTTCGTGGCTCAAGCAAACCTCCGCGACCTCCGATATGGAATCAATGGCGACTGATTGGAATTTCGCAGCCTCTTCGGAGCCAGCCAGCCATGTGTACGCCTCCCGTAAATCGTCCATGTTGGCGATCACCAAATAGGGAATGTCGCTGCCCGCAATGGACAACAGGCCACCCTCCGATGAGAGAATAATGGGATCCGGCAAAGTGGGTATGAGCGACGTTTTGCCCGCACCCGCTTGGCCATACACAAGCAGTTTGGCGTTGCCGCCGGACATGCCCGTGGTGTTCATTAGGTTGATAGCCATATTTTAGCCTCCGTTTGATCGCGGTTGGAAAATCCGGTCGCGATTTGTCTTTACAAGTTACACCATTGCACTTAGGTTGTAAACAGTAAAGTGCAAAAAGGAGCAGAAAAAATGACCACGACGGAAGCAATAAATCACTTCACCAGTCGAAAGTTAATGGCCGAGGCGTTGAAAATAGGCGTGTTCGGAACCTATCGCTGGGGTCAAAATCCCCCTATCCTGAGGCAGTTCCAAATTGAGCGCCTTACAAAAGGCAAGCTGAAAGCAGACGCATGACAGATATAAAAGACATATTCGGCGGGCCCTTTATCCCAGAAAATAAGCATGTTGATCCGCCCGAAGTTCAGCTTGCCGACGCTATGCGGAATATCGGCATTGCGCCGCCGCCCAATATTCAAATCGACGGCCAACTTCATAGGTTCTCGACCAAAGGCCGCAAGGCAGACGACAGTGGTTGGTATATCGTATTTCCAGACGAACCTATGGCGGGGCGGTTCGGTTGCTGGCGCGATCAAATAGATGGTGTTTTCCGCGCAGATGTAGGAAGGGAACTAACCACCGCCGAGCATATGGCCATCGTGCGGCGACAAGCAGAAGCCAAAAAAAGCCGCGATGCGGAGCGGGAGAAAAAAGCCACGGTCGCCGCATCAACAGTCGCAAAAATATGGTCAGAGGCCACGGGCGCATCTTCAGATCACCCCTATTTGGCACGCAAAGGCATTGCGGGACACGGCGCAAGAGTAACCGGCGACGGTCGCCTGTTGGTGCCGCTATTCGATCAAGACGGCGAATTATCGTCCCTGCAATATATCTCAGAGACTGAAAAACGATATCACCCAGGCGGCAGCACAAAGGGCTGCCTTTGGATATTGGGGGATATCGACGGCGGCCCGATATTCATAGCGGAAGGATATGCCACGGCAGCAACAGTCCACGAAATATCCAACCATCCCTGCGCGATAGCCTATAGCGCCAATAACCTGCCCCTGGTAGTCGGCCATCTGCGCCAGAAATACGGCGACCAACAGGAATTAATCATCGTTGCAGACCACGACGCAAGTAACGTAGGCCGAAACAAAGCCGACGAAGCCAGCGCCAAGCACGGCGGGCGCATCGTCATGCCGCCAGATATCGGAGATGCTAACGATTATCACATGGCGGGAAAAGACTTGTCCGCGCTATTATTCCCCCCCAGCGATGATTGGCTGGTGCCAGCAGATGAGTTCTCCGACCAGCCAGCGCCCATCAAGTGGCAGGTCAAACATTGGCTGCAATCAACGGCGCTGGTTATGATTCACGGCCCATCTGGCGGCGGCAAAACATTCTTCACCCTGGATCAGACACTAAGTGTCGCATCAAAGGGCGTTATATCTGATTGGTTCGGCCACAAGGTCAGGCCTGGCAACGTGGTCTATCTGGCAGGTGAGGGCCACCACGGTTTGCGCGGTCGAGTGGCGGCATGGAAACAACACAACAACGTGCCAAGCCTGGATATGTGGATTTCAAAGGCAGGCTGCGATCTGAATATTCCGGCAGGATACCAAAAAGCCGTGGACGCTATCAGGGGCTTGCCAGAGCCGCCCGACATAATCGTGGTTGATACCCTCCACAGGTTTCTAAACGGCGATGAGAATAGCGCCCAGGACGCCAAAACCATGCTCGACGCATGTGCCGGCTTGATATCTGAGTTCGGCGCGTCAGTTATTCTTGTCCACCATACAGGCGTCAGCGAAGAGGCCCAACACAGGGCCAGGGGATCGTCAGCATGGCGCGGGGCGCTGGATATCGAGATATCCGTTGTTCCAGGTAAAAATGACGGTTCAATTCAAATCGTTCAGCGCAAGTCAAAAGACGCAGAGGAAGCCGCCCCGGTATATGTCGATTTGCAATCTGTCCCCATATCAGGATGGCGTGACGAGGACGGCGAACAGGTCACAAGCGCGGTTATTGTCGAGGGCGCGGAACCAATAAAGCCAGCCAAGGCGCAGCCCGTAGATAAGCACAAAAAGACGTTTGAAAAAGCATGGTTTATCGGTGGCGCGGTTATCATAAATGATATTCCGTTTGTCAGCAGGAAAGTCATGGAAGACTTTCTATCGCAAAGCCACACGGAAAGGGCCGTAAAAAATATGTTGAACTCATCTTATAATGACAGGTTAATCGGGATGCTAAACGAGCAAAATTTAATCGAAAAATCGGTTTCCGGGTGGTCAATCATAGACGATCAATGGGCCAGCGAGCTGATGATTATGGGCAAGAAATGATGTACCCTAAAAACCCTATTTGGTACCCTAGGGTATTTAGGGTACTGGGGGGCAAGAATGGCAGTTCTGTGTACCCTAAAAACCCTCCCCCCCTTTAGGGGGGGTGGTTTAGGGTACAACGGCCAGCGAGGGTATTAGGGCGTCATTAGGAAAAACAAATATGGAGGAATTAAATGCCAAAGATAGAAGAAATTCGCCCCATGGTGAAAGTCAAAATCACCCAAGGCGAATACAAGGGCAGAACAACAACCGCCACACCAGCGACATACGAGGCGACGGACCGGGGCGGTAGGTGGACATCAAAAGCGTATCAATTTGAAATCGATGGCCAAAGTTTCATGGTTCCAACGAACTGGGTTAAAATATTGGAGGGCGACAAATGACACCGGATGAAGAGCAAGAGGACCAGAGGGCGCTGGCTGCTTACAAGTGGGTCAACGGAGCCACCCAAAAGGCAATAGCGGCAGAACTGGGATATAAAAACTCAACCCCGGTGTGCGTCGTTATCGCATTATTTATAGAGAATTGGATGCCTGAAAAGATTATGCCTGGCTGGCGCAATGGCTTGGATGAGTATGGGGATGACAGGCGGGTGCTGGCAAAAGAGGCTTTGCGAAGGTGGGCTGATGCGAAAGTGGTGCACCAGCAAATCGCAGCTATTGGACAGAAGAAAAAACCATTTAAGGGATATTCGTGATAGCATTGCATAATCACCCAAACGCGGGTACACTCAAACGTCGCTGGGGATTGCAGCCCGCTGGGTTTCATCCTCCCGCCCGGTGCGGCGCGAAACCCGGTGGCAATTATTTGGGGATTAGCATGAACATAGAACAACGGGGCGTCGGCGATCTGATACCGTATGTGAACAACGCCCGCACCCATAGCGACGAGCAGGTGTCGCAGATAGCGGCGTCCATAAAGGAATTCGGCTGGACGAACCCCATACTGGTGGACGGAGACAACGGTATCATTGCCGGACATGGGCGCGTACAGGCCGCAAAGAAGCTGGGCATGGACCAAGTGCCGTGTATAGAGCTATCGGGCCTGACAGAAGCCCAGCGCAAGGCATACATATTGGCTGACAATCGCCTGGCACAGAACGCAGGTTGGGATAACGAACTGCTTCGTCTGGAGCTGACCGCCCTGGATGATATAGATTTTGATCTATCGGTGATTGGGTTTGGTGACGACGAACTAGCCAACCTGATGAACGACCCTGCGGACGGCCTGACCGACCCAGACGATGTGCCAGAGGTTCCTGACGAACCAGTGACCAAACTGGGAGATGTCTGGTTGTTGGGTAAGCATCGGTTGGTGTGTGGGGATAGCACCCTAGCAGACGACGTGGCCAAGTGCCTGAGCGGCGTAGAGCCTCATTTAATGGTGACTGACCCTCCGTATGGGGTGGAGTATGACGCTAATTGGCGGAACGAAGCCATGCGAGCAGACGGGTCCGCCGTCGGCGGACG